ATGAAACTCTGCAAGGACTGCAAGCATGCGCTGTTGCCACAACCGCCATGGGCGAACGTTCAGGTCGGGCAGAAATTCACCATGCTCGAGATGTGCGGGCACCCAAACGCAGCACGTAGCGTCGTCGATGGCTCCCTCAAGACTCCGTGCGAGATTGCACGCGGCGCAACAGGTGGCCCAGACCCGATATGCGGCATGGATGCAGCGCTTTTCGAGCAGCGCGAGCCGGATCCGGAAATCACTCGAATAGTCGTTGGTCAATGGGTAGTAGGCGACGCGCCGCCTATCCATCAGCCCTGGTGGCGCAGCATTTTCGGAGGTTGAATGGACCTGGCGACGCTTGAGCCGAGGCAAACGATTTTTCACAAGGAGCAATCATGGCGGATCAAACGAACGACCCCGTAGCCGCTGCGGCGGCGCAACTTCAGGCCCAAGAGCAATCGAAGGGAATCGTCGGCGAGCTGCTCGACGACGTGCGCGAGCTGGGCGAGAAGATCGAGAGCTTCATTCATCCGCAGGATGGCGAAAACGCCGAGGGAAACGCTGCCGGCACTGTGCCGGCTTCTGTTGGCTCCGAGGAGAACTCTGGTGCGGCTACTGCCGCTCCTGGCGCATCTGCCTCGGGCGTCGGTGAAGACCCAAACGCCGTTGCGTCGGCTGCGGAAAACACCTCCGGCGCCGACTCGGCATCGTCTGCGCAAGTTGCATCGCAAAGCGTCGACACCGGGGATCGCAGCGTTTCCGCATCCCTCGTTGAGCGCGCCCGCGTGAGCATCGATCACTTGCGGGCGCATCTTTGGACGTTCGAGCAATCGACGGTTGCGCATCTGCACAAAGACCTTGACTTTGTCGAATCTTTGTTTAAATAACGCATCGACATAGCACAAAAGTGCGAATGGAGGCGGTTAAAATGGCGGAAAAATTCATCAAGGATGCGATCAAAAAGCCCGGCGCGCTCCGCAAGGAACTCGGCGTGAAGAAGGGCGAGAAGATCCCGGAAAAAAAGCTCGACGCGGCGGCGAAGAAGGGCGGCAAGGAAGGGCAGCGCGCCCGCTTGGCGAAGACGCTGCGCAAGATGGACAAGTGATCGTCAACTGCTCAAGGAGAGCGACATGGCAGGCAACAAAAACGGCGTGAAAGCGCCACCGAAGCAGGAGCCGTATCACTGCGCCGGGACCGCAAAGAGCGGAAATTGGAACGGCGGTTCGAGCAAGGGCGCAGCGGGCGAGCGCTGGACCGGGTTCGAGCAGAGCCGCAGCGAAGCCGCTAAGCGCGGCATGGGGAAACGATAACCATGAAAACGATGCTGCTGCTTATCCTCTTGCTGGCCGTTTGCGGAACCTGGGCTTTCGGCGTCGGCGTCGCCTTCTTGATCGGCGGCGCGGTCACGAAGATCTTCAACACGACGGACGGCGGTTTGCTGCTGTTCATCGGCCTGGCGATCGCATGGAGCATGTGGTTTGCTGCCAACGCTTGGCGCGCGGCGGTTGGCGCGGTGAAGGGCTGATATGGCGCGCGGTCGCGGTCAGCCCACTCTCTACCGGCCCGAGTATGTCGAGCTCGCGCGCAACTATGCGTTGCTCGGCGCGACGCTCGAGGATATCGGTCCGCTCCTGGGCGTCACCGGCCGCACGGTCAAGAAATGGAAGGTGGCGCATCCCGAGTTCGCTGCTGCGATCGAGGAAGGCAATAAGCACGCGGACGCCAAGGTGATCGGCAAGGCGTTTCAGCGCTGCATGGACGGCGACTCGACGATGCTCATTTTCTGGCTCAAGAATCGGTTGGGGTGGCGCGATCGGCTGGACACGGTCGCACGTGTCGGAATTTCTCCTGTCGACGAGTTGCTGTCTGAACTCGAAGGCACTACGTTCAAGCCGCGGGGCGCATGATGGGCGATCCGCGGCTAAAGCTCGATGAATGGTCCAATCCGGTTTGGAGGCTGCACAACCTATACTGGATCACCGACAAGAGCAATCAGGTCGTGAAGTTTCGGCCGAACGCCGAGCAGACGCAATTTCTTGAGGATCTGCACTATCGCAACGTCATCCTGAAGGCTCGTCAGCTCGGGTTCTCGACGCTGATTCAGTTGATGTTTCTCGACTCGGCTGTCTTCACGTCGAACGTGCGCGCGGGGGTCATCGCGGACACGAAGGATAATGCGGAGGTCATTTTCCGCGACAAGATCAAGTTCGCCTATGACAAGCTGCCGAACGCCATCCGCGAACGGCGTTTCCCGGTCAAGGAGAGCACGACCGAATTGATGCTGTCGAACAATTCGAGCGTGCGTGTCGCTACATCGATGCGATCAGGAACACTGCAATTCCTGCATGTCTCCGAGTTCGGGAAGATTTGTGCTCGCGACCCGGCCAAGGCGCGAGAGATCATTACTGGTGCCGTTCCAGCGCTCGCCCCCGATGGCTTTCTCTTCGTCGAATCGACTGCAGAGGGTCGAGACGGTGCCTTCTATGAGATGTGTGAAGAGGCGCGCAAACGCGTCGGACAGATCCATCAGCCGCTCGAAGAGAAATTCCACTTCTTCCCATGGTTCGTGCGCGGCGAATACGAAGTTGATCCTAACGGCGTAGAAATCACAGCCAAGATGTCCGAATATTTCGACAAGGTCGAAGGCAAGACCGGCGTGAAGCTCTCGGCCCGGAAACGCGCATGGTACGTGCTCATGCAGCGGCGCCAAGGCGCGGATATGAAGCGCGAGTTCCCCAGCACGCCTGACGAGGCATTCGAGGCAGCAAACGAGGGCGCATGGTATCGCGAGCAGTTCGACGAGATGCGCCGAGATGGACGCATATGCCGCGTGCCCTACGAGCGCAGCGTTCCAGTCAATACGTTTTGGGATATCGGTGCGAACGACCTGAACGCGATTTGGTTTCACCAGCAAGTCGGCGTCGAACATCGATTCCTCAAATATTACGAGAACAGCGGCCGCACCCTCGATCACTACGTTCAGGTGTTGCAGGAAACCGGCTATGTCTTCGGCCGTCACTATCTGCCGCACGATGCAGGCCATAAGCGTCTTGGGACGGGATTTCGCAATAAGTCGGTGGAAGACATGCTCAGGGAATTGGGGCTCACCGATACCTTCATCGTGCCGCGCATCGACGACATTACCGTGGGCATCAACCAAACGCGCATGGCTCTCTCCTCGGCATTTTTCGACGCCGATGGTTGCAAGGAAGGCTTGGACCATTTGGAGAAGTATTCGAAGGAATGGGACGAGCGCGCAGGTACATGGAAAGACCACCCCAAGCACGACGATCATTCGAACGGCGCAGACGCCTTGCGTCAGTGGGGCCAGCGGCATAAGCAATTGCTCGGACCGAAAAAGGCTGTTGAGCCAGTCGCAATCCCCCGCACGGTGAATCACTGGAATCAGGGGCGCCGGTAGCTCCATTACGCCACTCGTAGCCGCGTATCGAGTGCGCTCAAGCAGTTCAACGCGAGTTCAACGATGCAGCCCTAGCGCTGCTGTTCGCCGCCTTCGTGCGGCGCTAAATGGACTCGCACAAAATGGCTGAAGAACGTGAAGGAATGGGCGCGAGGCTGGATCTCGTTGAGGACGAGCTAGTCGAGGATTCGCTGCGCCGCTTCGATATGGCTCAAAAGAGTCAGTACGAAATCCGCATGAAGTGCCTGCAGGATAGGCGCTTCGTCTTTGTCGATGGCGCGCAGTGGGAAGACGCGCTGCGCCTGCAGTTCGACAACAAGCCGCGGTTCGAGATCAACAAGCTGCACCTCGCCTGCATACGCATCTTCAGCGAGTACCGGAACAATCGAGTCTCGGTCGATTTCCGCCCGAAGGATGACGAGGCTGATGAGCACACGGCCAACTTCCTGAACGACCTGTACCGCGCCGACGAGGCGCATGGCGGACAGGAAGCCATGGACAACGCCTTCGAAGAGGGCGTAGCCGGCGGCTTCGGTGCGTGGCGTCTCACGAACACCTACGAAGACGACGAGGACGAGGAAGACGAGAAGCAAAAGATCTCGCTCGAGCCGATTTACGACGCCGATCGATTCGTATTCTGGGATCTGGGCGGCAAGAAATACGACAAGAGCGACGCGCAGCACTGCTGGGTGCTCACGGCAATGGGCCGAGCGGAGTTCCAAGAGAAATACGGCGACAGCCCGAACGACCCCTACAACCTGGCCGCGAAGTACACGTCAAGCGCTCAGACAATGGGTCTCGGCCGGCTCGTCACAATGACCGAGTTCGACTGGTACACGCCGGATGTGATCTACATCGTCGAGTACTACAAGGTTGAGAAGGTCAGCAAGAAGGTTCATGTATTCAGGCCGCTCGGCGAGAACGACAAGACGCGCGACCTGAAGATCGATGACGACGATCTGACGGATGAGGATCGCGACGACCTCAAAGCACAGGGCTATACGCACATCCGCACGCGCACGGTCACGAAAAAGCGCGTGCGCAAGTGGATTCACGACGGCGCTCGGGTGCTCGAGGATTGCGGCTATATCGCCGGCCCGAACATTCCGATCGTGCCGTTCTATGGCAAGCGCGCTTGGATCGACAACCAAGAGCGCATTCAAGGCCACATCCGCAACGGAAAGGACTCGCAGCGCCTGCTCAACATGCAGGTGTCATTGCTCGCGATCATCTCTGCGCTCTCGCCGCGTGCGAAGCCCGTTTTCACGCCCGAAGAGATCCGCGGCCACGAAATGACATGGGCGAACGACAACATCGACGACAACCCGTACCTGCTGCGCAACGCCTTCGATCCGGGCGATGGCTCCGCGCCGCCGACACCGCTACCGCTTACGCTCACCCAACCGCCGAACGTGCCGCCGGCTCTCGCCGCGATGATCGAGATGACGAACGCCGATATTCAGCAGTTGCTCGGCGAACAGGAAGCGGGCGAGAAGATGGTGTCCAACGTTTCCGCGCAGGCCGTCGAGATGGTGCAAAACCAGATCGACATGATGGCCTTCATCTACATGGACAACATGGCGAAGTCGGTGCGCCGAAGCGCCGAAATTTGGCTTGGCATGGCCCGCGAGATTTACGACGAGGACGGCCGGCTGATGCAGACCGTCGGCAAGGACGGAAAGCGCGGCAGCGGCCGACTGAAGACGCCCAAACTTGTCGACGGCGTGTCCCGAGTCGTCAACGACCCGAGCAAGGGCAAGTTCGAAGTCACCGTCGATGTCGGCCCTGCGTTCCGTAGCCGGCGTGATGCGACTGTGCGCGCGCTCGTCGGCATGCTCCAGTTCGTTCAAGACCCGCAGCTCGCCAACATCATCACGTCGATGATCCTCACGAACATGGACGGAGAGGGCCTGGACGACCTGCAGGAGTTCCTGCGCATGCGACTGGTGCAAATGGGCGTGCTCAAGCCGACCCAGAAAGAGGCCAAGGAACTGCAAGAGCAGGCGGCAGCGGCCGCCAAACAGCCGCCGAGCCCGCAGGATCAACTGCTCATGGCCGAGACGCAGCGCATAACGGCCGAGGCGGCGAAATCGCAGGTCGAGATCGAAGAGAAGCGCGCCAACACGATCAAGACGCTGGCCAACGCAGCCGACAGCCGGGCCAAAGCGATTGCCGAACTTGCCGGACACGACCTCGACCGACTGCGTTTCGCCCATGAACTGCTGCAGACCCTCATCGCCCAGACGGGCGAGGATGCACAGGCGGCAGGAAATGCCAGTACAGGCGCATCAAGCGCCGCACAAGTTGCGCAAGCATAGTTAAATACGCAATTTTCTTGATTTTCGCGGCACTTTCTGCTAATTATTGCGATAGCTTTCCGCGGAGCGAATCGCGAGCCAAAGGGATCACATGACAACGGCAGACACGCTCGATACGCAGGACCCCGAGATCGAACAACCTCAATCGGGAGCCGCGGCGGAAACGCCCGAAACCCCCGATAGCACCGCAGCCGGCGCGCAGCCCGACGACGCAACGATCGTCGATGGCGGGTCGGATGAAGGTGGAGAAGAAAGCGAACTCACCCTGCAATTTGGCGACGAGGCCCCGCCGGCCTCTGAGGATCAAGAGCTCAAAACGGCTCCGCAGTGGGTGAAAGACCTGCGCAAGGCCGACCGCGAGAAGGCGAGACGCATCCGCGAGTTGGAAGCACAGGTCAGAACGCAGCAGGCTCCGCAAGCCACGCAAGTCCCGACTCTCGGCGCGAAACCGAAGCTCGAGGATTTCGATTACGACGAAACCAAGTACGACGCAGCGCTCGAGGAGTGGTACGAAACCAAGCGCAAGGTCGACAAGGCCAAGGAAGAAGTCGAAGCCCAAGAGCGCGCGCGCCAAGAAGCCGGTCAGGCGAAGCTGAACAGCTACATCGGCGAAGCGAAAGAACTGCGCGTGAAGGATTTTCAGGACGTTGAGAGCGAGGTCGTAAGCGCGCTCTCAGTCGAGCAGCAAGGAATATTGCTGGCCGGTGCCGATAAGCCGGCGCTGCTCGTCTACGCCCTGGGCCGCAACCCCGCGAAGCTGAAGTCTCTTGCCTCAATCAACGATCCCGTCCGGTTTGCATTCGCGGCGGCGAAATTGGAGTCTCAATTGAAAACGTCCCGCACTGCAACCAAGCCTGCGCCCGAGTCGCGCGTCTCCGCATCCGGTGGAGCGCCCGTATCCGGCGGCAGCCAGAAAACGTTGGAGCGGTTGCGGGAAGAGGCGGCTCGTACCGGCGATATGACAAAGGTCATCGCCTACAAGCGTCAACTCAAGGAAGCGGCGCAAAAGCGCTGACCTGACTTTCCCGTTCCGCTCCTAGTGATGGGAGCAACGGGAAATGTCGAACGCTTTTTCCAAGGAAGAACGAGTCGCCTTCGAGCAACTGCTTGAAGGCTTCAGCGATCTGCTCGTGATGTCGCGCCTGGTCAAGAAGTACACGACCGATCAGCAAGCGATGGAGCGGTCGCTCAACATCATCTGGCGTCCGATGCCGTATATCGCGCAGACGTATGCGGGCACGGACATGACGGCCAACTTCAACGCCTATACTCAGCTTTCGGTGCCGGCGCAGATCAATCAGCCGCGCTCCGCGCCGTGGACGATGACGGCAACCGAACTGCGCGATGCACTGCAAGAAGGGCGCCTCGGCGATGCGGCCAAGCAAAAGCTCGCATCTGACATCAACATCGCGGTCAATTCGGCTGTGACGAACCTCGGTTCTCTCGTCTCGGCTCGCACGACGGCTGCGACCGGCTTCGACGATGTCGCGCAAATCGACTCGATCTTCAACGAGAACGGGATCGGCTTGGACGGGCGCTATGCGGCCTACAACTCGCGCGATTACAACTCGATGGCGAGCAATCTGGCGGCCCGCCAAACGATGCAAGGCATTCCGTCCGAAGCGTTCCGCAAGGCCTACGTTGGCAACGTCGCGAATATCGACGTGTTCAAAATGGACTACTCGCCTCGCATCGCCGCGGCGGCCGGTGGTGCCATCACAATCGGCGCGGCCAATCAGTACTACGTGCCGCAGGCCACGACGGCGGCTCCTGGCGGCGAAGTCACGAACGTCGACAACCGCTTCCAGACCATCCAGGTTTCGAGCACTGCGAACGTCGCGGTGGGCGATGCCTTCCGCGTGGCGGGCGTGAACAGCGTGCACCACATCACAAAGCAGGATACGGGCATCGCCAAGACGTTCCGCGTCGTCGCGATCGTGGACGGCACGCACATGACGATCACGCCCCCCTTCATCAGCGGGCAGGGCGGATCCAATGCCGAGGTCTGCTACCAGAACTGCACGGCGACGCCGGCCAACGGCGCTGCCATCACGTGGCTGAACACGGTGGCGGCGAACCTCGACCCGTTCTGGAAGGAAGACGCGATCGAACTGCTTCCGGGCCGCTATGCGCCCCCGTCGGATGCTGGCGTCCAAGTGCTGCGCGCGACGACCGAGCAGGGTATCGAGATGGTCCTGCATAAGTTCTACGACATCAACACGATGCTCACCAAGTATCGCTGCGATGTGCTCTTCGGCGTGGCCGTGCTCAACACCGAAATGTGCGGGATTCAACTCTTCTCGCAATCGACGGCTCAGTAAGGAGAATCGGAAATGGCAACGATCACTCGCTTTACCGCCGATCTGCTCTCCGGCGTCAATACGAAAACCGGGCTCGGTGGCACCGTCAATCAATCTCCTATCGGCCCGGGCGGCGGCCAGGGCTACGTCTATGCCCCTGTGACGAAAGTCGTCGCGGCATCGACCGATCCGAATCCGTTCGTCTTCACGGCCACGGAAACGGACACGCTCATCGAGGTTGACGCGACAAGCCAGAACGTTCAAGTCGTGCTGCCGAGCGCGGCCGTCTCGCAAGGCCAATACAAAATGGTCAAGCGCTCGGACGCGACGTTCGCATCGGGCAACACCGTGACGATCGTTGACGCGGCGTCGAACAACGTGGAGGGCGCGGCAAGCCAAACGCTCAACGCGCAGAACGCGATCTTCGAAGCGCGGGCGGACGGATCGCAATGGCAGTGCGTCGGCGGTCAGAACTCTGCCGCATGGGGCGCTACGGGCGCCATCGCATCGATCACGCCGGGCGCGTCGCCATACGCCTATACGGCGGCAGCGGCCGGCACGGTCGTTGTCAGCGGGGGCACGGTTTCGGCGATCACGCTCAAGCGGGGCACCCCTGCGGCGATCTCGGTGGGCGAAACGTCCGGCGTCATCCCGGTTTCTGCCGGAGACATCGTGACCGTGACGTACTCGGCCGCACCGACCATGAGCTTCGTGCCTCGATAAGCAGCGGCACTTGACCGGGCCTTCGGGCTCGGTCCTTTTTCATAGGAGAGAAGCACATGGCGCAGGCATTCCGATCCCCCGAAGGCCCGACGATGCTCTACCGCGTCGGTCACGCCGAGAAACTGCATGGCGTATGGGTCGATTACACCATCGTTCCGCATGAGGAAGTCGAGGACGCACTTGCCAGCGGAGAATGGCATCGCACGCCGCTTGAGGCCAAGTGTGCGGCGGATGAGGCGAAGGTAGCAGCACAGCCCGAGCCGAGCATCGAAGCGAAAGACGAGGCGCCGGCAGCCAAGCCGACGAAGAAATAATGGCGAATGTGGGATCTCCTCTGGCGGGACCGGGCGTCGGCGGCGGATACAGCACGAGCTCGATCCGCAAGGTGACTGCCGTTGCCTCACCGACCGCGCTCGCGATCGGCTCGGACAACATCACGCGCAACGATGGTTTCGTCGAATACGACGTGACGAACGCGCCGGGCGGCTCTTTTGCGGCGCATCTGCCGGGAGCTGTGAATTGCAACGGCATGATCGTCGTCGTCAAGCGCCTAGACGCATCAGGCAACTCGCTGACATTCACCGATGTTGGCGGTGCGACGATCGACGGCTCTGCAAGCCTCTCGCTATCGGGCCAGTACTCGACGGCGGAACTCCAATCCGACGGCGTCCAGTGGGTTATCCGCAGCGCGTCGCAGGGCGTCTTGTCCACTACCAGTAATCCGGCAACCCCGTCCGGTCCGGCCGGCGGCGATCTAGGCGGCACTTACCCGAATCCGACAGTCTCGAAGATCACGAACGCGCTCACGTCATACGGTGGCGACACGCTCGTCGGCAACGGTCTATCCGCGATCGTGGCGAAAGTGGATCTCGCTACCCAGAACGCGAATATCTCGTCGACTACGCTATATGCGGTGCCCGCAAACGAGGGGGGCATGTATCGCGCGTCCTGCTACGCAGTCGAGACAACGGCGGACGGAGCATCGTCGACGCTGCCCAACATCGGGATCGGCTGGACGGACGCAGACTCGAGCGTCGCCCTGTCGGCTGGCAACGTCACGCCGACGAACACGGCCAACGCGTCCGGCGCGTTCGGACAGGGATCGCAGATCGTCTACGCCAAGGGCGGCACCAACATCACCTACCAGACGAGTAACTACGCATCTGGCACGGCCGGCGCCATGAAGTACTCGGTGCATATCAAGCTGGAGAAGCTGGGATGACCACCAAGGGCGATCTCGTCAACGCGGCCTACGAGGAGATCGGCCTGGCCGGGTACGTCTTCGATATACAGCCGGAAGAGGTTCAAACCGGCGTGCGCCGGCTCGAGCGCTTCATGCTGATGCTCGACGGGCGCGGCATTCGCCTCGGCTACAACGCGGCCTCCAGCGCGAGCCAAGCCAATGCGAACGACGACAGCGGCATTCCCGACTGGGCAGAAGACGCCGTAATCCCGCTCTTCGCACTGCGCTTGGCTCCCACAATCGGCAAGCAGGTTCACCCCGACACTCGACTAGCGGCGCGGCGCGGCTTGGACGCGCTGCTCGTCGGCACGTACACGATCCCGAAGATGCAGATGCCGCGGCACATGCCGATCGGCCTCGGAAATCGCCGCAACGTCAAGAACCAGCAGTTCTTTGCGCCGACCGATCGCGTCACAACGCGCTACGACGATCTGCTCGAGCCGACGGGAGATCCGTGGACCATCGAGGGCGGCACAACCTAAAGGACGGACATGGCAAACATCAATCAGTTGACGGCCGACGTATCGCCGCAACTCTCCGATCAGATCGCGATTTGGGCGCAAAACCAGGGGCAGCCGCGCAAGGTGTCGATCAGCGCGTTGCAGGCTCTCATCCTTGGCAATGTGACGCTGCCACGCGGCCTGCTCAGCGCGGCCTCGGTCTATGCACTGCGCAAGACGGTAGCAGGCACGCAAGCGCTCACGGCAACGCCCTCCGTCATCACGACCTACGACCCAAACGGCGCCACGGTTCTCCCGCTAGGCGGCACGGCGCTCACGCAGAACGTGGTGACGGGACTCATGCAGGCGACGCGCAGCATTGCCGGCATCGCGTTTTCCGTGGCGCTCGTCGGCTCGATCGCATCGCCCCGCATCCTGACGCTTCAGGTGCAAACGGGCCCCGTCGGCGGCACGCTCTACACGTCCGAATTCGAAGCCATCGCCCAGGGAACGGGAAACGCGCAATGCTGGACGTTCACCGGGTTCCTGCAAAACCCGAACAACGTCAACGGACAGATCAATGTGGGCGACATCGTGCAACTCGTGGCCTCGGCCGATCAAGCGACCACATTGAACATCACGAAAGTGACGTTCCTCGCTCAACCCATCGACGGACTATGAACCATGGACGCGACTCAACCGTTTGAACCTTCCTATGGCAACGGCCAATTGGTCAGTGTCACGTCGACCCCGCAGACAATCGGCGTCGATCCGATGGCGTCGTGTCTGCGGCTCATTGTCGTGGGCGGAACGACGAACGCCTTCGCTCGGGTGACAAACAATCAGGTGTCGGGGACGGCCGTCAACGCCGTGGCCAATCAGGATTTCATGCTGCTGCCGAACCTGCCGGCCGTGATCTCGAAAGGGAACAACGCCGGCCAGCTTTCGCTCGTCACGGCGAGCGGCACGGCGAGCGTCTACGTGCAGCCTGGATACGGCCTGTGGGGTAACTGATGCAGATTCCGCTCACGCGCGGGTCATATACGGATGCGGGCGCGGAGTTCCGCACCTCGTATCCGCGCAACATGATCCCGGTCGTGAAGGAGACGGGGATCTCCGAGAAGAACATCCTTCTGCGCTCGGCAGAGGGGTTGACGCGCTTCGACGTGAACGCGCCCACCCTGACCGGTATCGATCGCGGCGGAATCAACTGGCAGGGCGTGTGCTACCGCGTGATCGGGACGAACTTCGTGTCGGTGAGCTCGGCGGGCGTGGTGACAGTCATTGGGCAAGTTCCTGACGACGGCAATCCCGTTGCGATGGACTACGGCTACTCCAATCAGGGTATCGGCATCGTCTCCGGTGGAACGCTGTGGTTTTACACCATCCAGAAGCCCGATGGAACTACTCAGCCTTTCCCGACGTTGCAGAAGTGCACGGACCCGAACGTCGGTCAGCCCATCGATCTGATCTGGATGGCCGGCTATTTCGTGCTCACCGACGGCGTGAGCGTCTATGTGACGCAACTGGCCAATCAGTTCACGTTCAACACCCAGCTTTTCGGCTCGAGCAGCAATCAGCCAGATCCGATCAACGGAATTTGGAAGTTTCGCAACGAGCTCTACCTTGGCAATCGATATCAGGTTCCCGTCTTCGAAAATACTGGCGGAACGGGCTTCCCTTTCACCGAGAACCAGGGCGCGACGATTCAAAAGGGCGTCATCGGCCCGCGTGCGAAGTGCCTGACGAGCCAAGGTTTCGCGTTCATTGGGGGGCAGCGTGGCGAGTCTCCCAGCGTATGGCTGTCGGTGGGCCTAGGCATCGCACAGGACATCGCAACGCGCGAAGTTCAGATGCTTTTGAGGCAATACACCGACCAGCAGCTTTACTGGACGACGCTTGAATACTGGGGGACCAAGGACCAGCAGTTCATCTGCATGCACCTGCCCGATTACACGCTCGTCTACGACGTGATGGGCTCGCAATCCGCTCAGCAGCCGCTTTGGTTCTTCCGCGATTCGAGCACGGACGGGTCGGGTCCGTGGCGCGCGTGGCATGCGGTCTACTGCTACGGAAAATTCATCTTCGGCGACAAGTACGACCAGCGCATGGGTTTCCTCGATGACACGACCGCGCAGCAGTATGGCGTCAATGCGCGGTGGCAGTTCGACACGATCTTTGCCTACAACAAGGCTAAGGGCTTTGCCGTGAACGCCGTCGAACTCATTGGCACCTACGGCCGCGCGGCGCTTGGCGAAGTCGACACGATGTCGATGCAATACACGAATGACGGTCTCATGTGGAGCGCGCCGAAGTTCATCAGTATGGGAGCGCAGGGCCGGCGCAATGAGCGCGCACAGTGGCGCCCGCGCCACTTCTTCCGCAACTTCCGCGGCTATCGGTTTGCCGGCTTCAATGCGGCGCCGGTTTCGTTCGCGGCACTGGAGGCTGAAGGCGAGCCGATGATGGTATGACGACGATCACGATTGCAACGCCCAAGCCCGACCGAAAGATGCTCGCCGAGGTATTCGGCCAGAATCAGGCGGCCGTGCGCTTTCTCGAATCGATGGCGCGCGACATTACCGTCAACCTTCCCGATGCGATTAATGGCTCATCGGGAGCCGAGGCGTTCCAATTCCTGCTCGTTCAGGTCAACGGGCAGGTTCCTGCCACGAACTCCATCGACGGAAATTCGATCGCTCGTATGGCCTTCGATACGCTCGTCGCACCTCGATCCCGCAATGATCTCGCTATGTTCGCGCTGCTCGATAGCATCGGGCGCGTAGCTCAGCCGCCGGGGAACTACCAGGCGAAACAAGCGCTCGTCGGCTTTTCGGAGGCATCGACGACCGGCACATCGCTCACAAACGGAGTCACAGCCAATGCGACCAGCATCAACCTGTCTGCTGGCACATGGGACATCTCCGGCACCGTCGTCTTCAACTCGGCGGCGAGCACGGTCATCGAGCAGATCACGGCAGGAGTGGCGACCGTTTCCGCCACGCTGGGAACGCCTGACACGTATCAGCAGTTGCCGGAAGCATTGAGCGGGACTGCAGCGTTCAACCTCGATGCGCCGCTCACGCGCGTTACGCTCGCTAATGCCGGAACAGTCTATCTCGTCGCGCAAGCGATCTTCAACACTTCGACTATGACCGCCGACGGCTATATCAAAGCGCGTCCGGCGCTGGCCTAGGAGCCAATGCGATGACGACTCAATTGAATTGGGCGCAACTTTGCCAAGCCGTCAATGCGGCTTCAGCCGCCTCCGTCTATGGGCCGGTCCCCGTCGGCTCGCAGGTGTCGATCACAGCCGCGAGCGCATGGAATCCTGTCGCGGCTGCGGGCTCCGCCGTGGTCGATCTCTACATCGGCACATCGGCGGCGGATGCGACGCACATCGATCGCGTCTCGGTGCCGCCGGGCGCTGCGCTATCGCTCATGAACGCGATCAACCACAAGTTGACGCAAGGAATGAACATCTATGCGTCCACGAACGGCGCAACGTTGACCGTTTCAGGCGCAATAGCGTCGTAAGATTGTTAAAAACTCGCTATTTGTGCTATAAAGTTGCGCATACATCCGAATAGCCCGTAGCCGCGTACCGGGCGAAGTCTTTCCGATCGCGAGTCCTTCAACCTTATGGGGACTCGCCGTCGTGCCGATCCAAATCTCCCGAACTGCCGATATGCCGCTAGTGCGCTCAGTAATGACGCACCCGCGCGTATATCCGCACATCATCGACGACAGTTCTCCGTCGGTCGCTCAGTTCGAGCCGGCCGACCATCCGAGCGTGATCTATCTGCATGCACAAGACGAGGTTGGAACGCTTGGCGTATTCATGCTCATTCCGCTCTCGATGGCCTGCTACCAAGTCCACACGTGCATGTTGCCGCGCGCTTGGGGCAAGTCCGCACGCGAGGCGGCGCAACTCGGCACGCGATGGATGTTCGACCATGGCCCGTGCCGGCGAATCGTGACCAACGTGCCCGAATACAACCGCATTGCCGAGCGCTTTGCGCGCGCGTGCGGCATGGCCGAATACGGCCGCAACCTCAAGAGCTTCCAGAAGGGCGGCGTGCTGTACGACGAGATCCTTCTTGGGATCAGCAAGGAGTAATCGATGCCGGCTGCTATTCCATTAGCTGTCGCGGGCGCTAGTTTGGCGGGCTCCATGATATCGGCGGATGCCTCGCGTTCCGCCGCGAACAAGCAAGCCGATGCGACGCAATCTCAGCTTGCCGAGCAGCAGTACCAGTTCGATACGGTGCGCAGCCTGCTCAAGCCGTATGTCGATGCTGGAACTAGCGCATTGACCGGCTACCAGAACTCAATCGGCAACTATTCTCAAGCGCTCGGCGGTTATCAGAACGTCTTAGGGCAGTTGAATAATCTGACTGGGGCAAACGGAGCGCCAGCGCAGCAAGCCGCTATTACCGGGCTTCAATCGAATCCGCTCTATACGACTTCAATGAATCTGGGGCAGCAGGCCATCCTTGCGAATGCGAGTGCAACTGGCGGCCTACGCGGCGGAAACATGATAGCCAACCTTGGCTATCTGCCTGGGCAGATTCTTTCCAATGTCATGCAGACCCAAATCGGCAATCTCAACACTTCGTTGAATGGCCAGATCGGTCTATTGAATGGCGCCAATACCGCAGTCGGGCAATGGGGAGGTCTCGCGGGTCTCGGTGAAAACGCTGCTGCCGGCACCGGAAACGCAGCAATGCAGACGGGTAACAACATCACAAGCTTGCTTGGTCAGCAAGGCGCGATCGGTGCGGGCGCTACGCTCGCCGGAGCCAACGCATTCACTAACGGCCTGAACGGCGTGACAGGCGCACTTGGTCAGTACTTCGGGGGCGGCGCTGGAGCAGGTGCAGGGGCGTTCAACTTCACGATGCCTGCCGCATCTGCTGCAGCGCCTTCGTATATGAGTGCTGGCGGGATGTCGCCGGCCGGTCTATTTGGCGTAGGCGCTGGGATGGGTGCAGGCGCTGGCGCGAGCGGAGACTGATATGTCCGACATCATGGCAACCCCTCCGCAGCCGGTGAATTACAGCGGCATGCAGATCCAGGCCGATCCGGTGAACAGCTTCTTGAAGGCGTCGCAGGCCCAAGCCGCGATCGGCCTGACGCAGGCCCAAGCTCAGCAAACGCAACAGCAAAACGTGCTGCTCGGCATGGCACAGCAACGCCAGCAAAACTTCATGGACCAGTGGCAGCAGTTCGCGAAGAATCCGACGCCCATGGCCGCGATTCAAATGGCGACCGCCAATCCCGAGTGGAGTGCGGCGCTGTCATCGTCTTGGAATAACTATACGGACGCGCAGCGCCAGCAGACGATCAATCAGCTCGCCCCCATCGCGGCGTCCTTGCAAAACGGCCGCTACGACATAGCGAATGACCTAGTGCAGCAGCATATCGATGCCGTGCAGAACACGCCTGGATATGAGAACAATCAGCAACTTCAGGCCGAGCTCGCGACGGCTCGCGACGCACAAAAGCTGATCCAGTCCGACCAGCAAAATGGCACGAAGAACGCTCAAGCGTACTTGTGGGGCACGCTCGCGGCCTCGATGGGTCCGCAGGACTTCGCGACGCACTTCGTGCAAGGACAGGCGACGCCGGCCTCGATTCAGTCCGCCAATATGGCGCCGGCCGCCACGGCCGCCAATATAGGCTTGACGCAATCGCAGTCGCAGGACTTGCAATCGATCATTGCCAACCGCGCGGCGACCTTTGGCCTCGATCAGCAGAAGTTCCAGACGGACGTGGCCCTGAAGGTGCGCGAGCTGAACTACCTGCAAAACGCGCCGAACATGGACCCGACGCTGCGCGCTCAGGCCGATCAGGCTGCGGCCGATAGTGTTGCGCACGACCAGATGGCGCAGCGCATCGGCACGCTCGCGCAGAACGTCGGCGCGCTCGATGCGTCCGGGCAATGGGCAGCGGGCAAGCCCGAGGATATCCGTGCCGGCTGGCAAAACTTTTGGGGCAATCAGGATCAGGTCAACACGATCCGCAACGAGGTGCAGTCGGTTTCGAACTCGCTTGGTGCGTTCGGGGGAGCCGGTCTATCGGCGCAGGACAAAAAGAACCTGACGGCGGGACTGCCTCCGAAAAATGCCGATGCCGGTCAGATTCAAGCGTTCCTGCAATCACTCCAAAACGCATCGCTGCGCGCCGCGCGCATGGCCGATGGGAAATCGAGCTGGGCGTATTCGTTCGGCCGACTCGGTCCGGCCACACAGGATGCCAATATCGGCGGGATTCAGGTCGCGCGCGGCACCACGTTCCCGCAGTTCATGACGCAATTGCTCAAGGCAGGATCGACCGCGCCTTCGCCTTTTGCTGCGCCGAACGCAGCGCCCGGCGTGCAGATCAATCAGCCAGCGCAACCGGCTCAGGGAGCAGGCCAATTCGGCGGAAGCCTCTCGTATCTGAATAAATACACGGGGGCGCAGTGATGCCGACCGGCTACGATCCGAGCGCCTTTCCGACCTCGTACAAGGATCCGGCCTACGATCAAGCCGACCAGTCCGCGGCGGCGGCAGTCGGCATCCCGCTCGCTTTGCTGTCGTCGATCCGCACGAAGGGCGAGAAATCGAACGCCGATCAGGTATCGAGCGCGAGCGCCGCAACGCCGTACCAAATCACGCCGACGACGCGACAGGCGGTCATCGATCAAACCGGCGTCGATCCGTGGCTCAATCCGCAGACGGCAGCCTACGGCGCAGCCTACCTGCTCAAGCAGAATCTCGATCGCAACGGCGGCAATCCAGTGCTGGCAGTGGCGAATTACATCGGCGGCACAGACCCGAAGAATTGGGGGCCGCAGACGATGGCATATACCAAGCGCGTGACTGGATTCACGCCCAAGAGCTACGTGCAAGGCCAGTCGCCCAATCCATTCGCGCTGCAGGCCGCGCCCGACGTGGGCAGCGCGCCGGGTTCGATCGGCCCTCAATCGTCCGCGCCGGCCGCCGGAAGCGATCCGTATGCGCTTCAGCCGGCGCCGAACGTCGGGCAGGCGCCGGGCGCCGTGCAATCCGGTCCGTCTCCGCTCGAGCAAGCCTATCAGGCGTACAAGAGCGGCAGCATGTCGCCCGAGGACGCCGCGCAGTTTGAGCAGGACGTGAACTCGGGGCGCATTGTGCTGCCCGCGGGGTCCACCGTAAAACAGCCCGCGCCGCAGGAGCCGCAGCCCAAGGTGATGCCGATCGTGCCGCAGGCAGCGATCGACGCATTCAACAAAGGGCAGATGAGCCCGGAGGATGCCGCCCAGTTCCAGAAGGATTTGGACGCCGGCAATATCGCGCTACCGCCGGGCGTCACGCTCAACCCTCCTGCGCCAGGCGTCGGACGTGCGGCAGGCGTCGCCGAGCGCGGCTTCCTAGAAGGGCTTGGGCAAGGCATCGGTAGCCTCGTCGACAAGGCAAAGGGCATCGTCGACGCTCCCGTCAATGCGTTGAACGCCATTGCCGGTGGCGCGGGTCCGCTTAATGCCGTTGATGCACTGCTCGGCACGCATATGGCATCTCCAGCGAACGCCGCGGCCGCTCCGCTTGCTGGCGCACCAAACGCTGCCGCTCAGATCCCGCCGATGGAGCAAGTTGCCCAGACGGCGGCGAACAAGATGGGCTTGCCTGTCGCGCAGACGCCGGGCGAGCAGGTCGTTCAGGCCGGCGCGCGCGGCGCTGGGCTCATGGTCCAACCGTTCCCGGGCATGACGCTCGCGCATCTCCCAGCGGCGGTTGCTGCCGGCGCGGCCGGCGGCGCGGTTGGCGAGCAGGTCCATCAGCAGACCGGAAGCCAAGCGCTCGGGCTTGCAGCGAATCTGCTCACGACCGCGCTTTCCCCAATCGCGGCCGCACGTGTCATGAAGGCGCTTGTCGGCGAAGTCGGCGCGCGCGGCGCGCAGGCGGGCGAGGCGTCCGTATCAGACACAGCCGAGCAATCGCAAGCCGCTCGAGGCGAAGCTGCTGCGCCGGAAGGGCAGGCGCAAGCGGCTGAAACAGCAGCAGCGGAGCAGGCCCCGGCTGCAGCAACATCGGCCGAAAGTGCTGGCACCCAAGCAGAAGCGGCGGCGCCGGCGGCCACCGAAGAGGCGGCAATCAACCCTGCTGCATCGCCCCTCGCGAGCGCCGCGAAAGACTTCATCGCGCCCGACGAACTCGCGGCTCAGACGCGCAAGGCAACCGGGCAAGCACCGTTCGGCATGGGTCAGGGCAATGCGCGCGAAATCCTCGCCTCGCAGGCATCGCCCGACGCCGAGACGCTAGCGGCGGCCAAGCGCCTTGGCATCGAAGACAACCTTCAACCGGATCACCTGACGACGAATCAGGCGTATCGCGAACTCGCGCAGGCCATCAAATCGACGCCTGGTAGCCTCGCGCGCCAGCAGGAGATGGAAGGGCTAGACCAGATCGGGCAGCGCGGCGTGAAGGTCATCGAGGACGCGGGCGGTACGCGCGACCTGAGCGACCTTTCCTCGCAGGTCAAAAGCCAGTTGATGACGACCCAGCAGCAACTCGACCAGAAGGCCGAGGCGCTTTATGCCGACATCAAGCAGTCCGTCCCGGCCAAGACGGCCGCGCCGGCGCAAAACGTCCTGTCGTTCATCCAGCAGCGCGCCGACGACCTGGGCGGTGCGAAGAACCTTTCCGCACCCGAAAAGATGATTCTCGGCAAGCTCTCACCGAAGGAAATCCCGATGACCGTGGGCGGCCAGGAGGTCGATCCGCGCGCGCTCGGAATAGCGCCCGAAATGCAGCAGCCGAGCTATGCGCTGCTCGACGACGTGCGACGAAACATCGGCAACGGATTGCGCAATCAGGGGCCGTTCAAGGATGCCGACACCGGCTTGCTCAAGGCGCTCTATGGGCGCATCTCGGACGACCAGCGCGCGGCGCTCAGCAGCGTTCCGGGTGCGCTCGAGAAGTTCGACGCCGCGCGCGCCGCGGTGCAGATGCGAAAGAGCGTCGAGGACGACATGACCTCGCTCTTTGGTAAGCAACTCGGCGACTCCATCGTCGGCAAGCTCGGCACGGCTATCTCGGCGCTGCCGAAGGGCGATGAATCGAAGTTCGTCGCGCTCATCAAGTCCGTGCCGCCCAGCATGCGCCATCAGGTGACGGCGAGCGGATTGGGCTATGCCTTCGGCAAGGCCACAAAGAACGGCGAGCTCAACTTCAAGGCGTACGCCGATTGGATGGACGGCCTGAAGAAGAACTCGGCCGCGTTCAACGCTGTCATGGGTAATTTGCCCCCGGAGACGCGCCAGCAGTTGCTCGACCTGGCGAAGGTGTCGCGCGGCATCTCCAATGCGACGCGCGAGGCGATCACGACCGGCCGCATCATGGCTGCGCGCGAGGAATTGAACGCGCACGCCGACGGCGTCATGTCGAACGTCATGAACATCGCTCGGCAGTCCGCGCTCGGTCACATCGGCACCGGTGCGGCGTCGGCCGGCGCGGCCATAGCCGGCCCGATTGGAGCGGCGGTTGGTAGCGGCATCGGCCGCGCCATCGCGAGTGCGCTGTCGCGCGGCAAGCCAGACGTGATGAAGGCCGCCGACGAACTCATCGTGTCGCCCGAATTCCAGGCTGTCGCTAAAGGCGGAACGGCCTCGGATGCTGCGATCAAGGCGGCGGCGAACTCTCCCAAATTCCGCAGGTTTTACGACCTCACGCGCGCCGCGAAGACTGCGGCGAACGATCCGATTGCCCGAGAACAATGGCTGCGCGGCTTGGTGAGCGTGGCAGGGCAGCAAGCCCTAGAAAACAAGAGGTGACCCACATGCAAGTGAACGTCGTCGGCAATCCGGTCGATATCTTCCTCGACTCCAACGGGCAACCGCTGCAGGGCGGCTCGATCTATATCGGGCAGCCGAACACCGATCCGACCAACCCGGCCAATCAGATCACGCTCTATCAGGACTCGGCGCTGTCGATTCCCTTCCAGCAGCCGATCAAGACAATCAACGGTCAGCCATCGCTCAATGGCACGCAGGCTGTCGTCTATCTCGGGCTTGGCACGACCGCCTACTCGCTCGCCGTATTGAATGCCGGCGGTGTCGTCGTCATGTCGCTGCCGAACGTGCAGCCCTTCTCTCTGGGCGGTAGTGCGGGCGGCAACATGGTCTTCAAGGAGTTCACCGCTGCCAACGGCGACTTCACGCCCGGCGGATCAGCCCCAGTTCTATCGCTCACTTCTAATTTTGGATCGGCAAATAACGTCCGCGTGGATGTCGACGGTGTTCTGCAAAAGCCTGGTATTGATTACACACTCAACGGTACGACGTTGAGTTTTACGGCCCCGGTACCGGTCGGCACGCAGACCATCAACACGCTTGGCGGCATCACAACGCCCGTAGGAACGATATCTAACGGATCAGTCCTGGATTCGTCTATTGCACCGGGATCGAAGCTCTACAACCGCATCACGGATCTCGTCGACGTGCGCGATAAGGGCGCCGTCGGCAATGGGTCCACGGACGATTCGAGCGCCTTCGCCTCAAACGTGCCGGCCTACTACATCCCTCCGAGCACCGGCGATTATCTGATCGCGACGAACACGACTGTCACCGCCGACATGTGGTTCATGGGTGGTGTGATTACCGTTCCGACCGGCGTCACGCTGACGATCAACGGCAGCATCATTGCTCCCTCGAAGGTGCTGTTCCAGGGCGCCGGGACCGTCGTCATCAATCGCGGCATCATCGACGTGGCATGGTTCGACGGCACGGATGCAAGCTCGAAGACAGCTTTCTGCCTACGCGGTGTGAGCAATACGAATGGCACCGGCAAGACGCTCGCCTACTATCCGCCTCAGCCAAATGATGCGTGGGCGACGCAGAGCCCGAATAGTCAGTGGGGCTACGGCTGGAAGGTAGCGGCACCGATCCGGCTCGAGCAGCAGCAGAACTACACGCGATATATGACCTATGCGGGGTTCGTTGCGACGGCCGCGATGGATGCTGTGTTCACTCTCGGCTATGCCGGGGTTGCCGGCGCGCCCGCAGTGCTCAAGGCAGACGGCCAGATTTTCCCGATTCAACTGAAAGTAGACGGCGGCAACGGTCTCGCCAATTGGGCGGTGCGCATATATGGATCGTCGCACTCCAACTTTCCCGACGTTCAGGCTTACTACTGCGGCGGTATCGCTTTCACGCCGGCAGGGCAAATGCAGTGCTCGGATATAAATGTCGGATTTCTCGATACGGGATCGTTGTTCAATCAGGCAATCCTGATGGATGGCACTACCGGCGCTAATAACACGATCACCGATATTGAGATCGGCTTCGTCAATTCGACTGGTTTTACGAATGGACATGCCGCCGATTCGGTCGTCAAGATCGGCAGCAACACAAACGGTATCTCGGTGCGTAAGGTTGCGCATCGAGCCGTTGTATCCGGTGTCGGAGGTGCTTTTCAGGATGCCACGCAGGCAGTCGTGCTTATCACGAACGGGGGCACCCTGGGATCGAACGTCGTATCGCCGCGGTACGGAATCAATATTGGTCCTGTAATCAACGGTTCAGCGACGATCACGGCAGAAGCGATCGTTGTATCCGATGCATCGAGCGGCACCGCAGCAAAGATGACAGGGATCACGATCGAATCGGGATCGGAGGTCGATACCGGTACACCGCCAGGCAATTCCAGCATCTCGCTCAACTATACGTCTGGCGCCATTGTTCAGGGGCTTCCGTCATCTTCGAGCACCAACACCGCGCAAAAGGTAACGGTCAATTCGACATGCGTAGGAACGATGATCTATGGGGCCACGCCGAGTCAGGTTGTAGATGGCGGCGTCGGCACTCTGATCAACGGTCACAACTATGGCGCGATCACGGCAGCATCCGTCGGTGCATCTCCGGTGAGCTATACGAATCCGTTTGCCTATGACGTGGATTACGAGATTCAAGGCGGCACCGTTACATCAGTAAATATCACGCGCGGCAGCACGACAGTATCTGCATATTCTGGCTCATCGCTTAATGCTGGCCTCTTTAGGCTTTCTCCTGGTGATCAGATTCAATACGCGTATTCGTCAGTCCCAACCGCTAACATCGTCCCTCGATAAGGATAAAAACCATGAAAAGACTCTTCGCGATATTCTTCGCTCTTTTTGCGGCGATCGCATCTGCGACGACGACGGTCCCGGTTCAATTGCTCAATCCAACAGGTTCGTCGAGCGGGCAAGCGATCGTATCAACCGGTGCATCTAGTGCACCTGCATGGGGCGGCGTTGGTCTAAATGGAATTGCAGCGATCGCGGCTAATACGGTCCTCGCAAACGGAACTAACGCCAGCGCATCGCCGACGGCATTTGCAATGCCTGGGTGCAGTGCTACCGGGGCTTCGTTGCAGTGGACGACCAATACCGGATTTACCTGTGCAAATCCAGGCGTAACAGGATCGGGGGCGATCGTTCTTGCCACATCCCCGACTCTGACAACGCCCAACCTTGGCACTCCCTCGGCCGCGACACTTACGAACGCGACCGGGTTGCCGATCTCAACTGGCGTATCGGGTCTTGGAACTGGCGTTGCCGCAGCGCTCGGCAGTGCTGTCACCGGCTCCGGTGGGGTTGTTCTCGCGACATCGCCAACGATCACGACGCCGAATATCCAAGGTGTAACGAACGGCAGTGCGGCTGCCGCAGGCCAGGTTGGTCAGCTTCTCACCGCGACAGGATCGTCGGTGAGCATCACGAATAGCACGTCGACCAATTGCGCGAGCGTGAATCTCACCGCCGGTGACTGGAACGTATGGGGTAACGTCAACTTCGCGGGATCTGGCGGCGCGCAATTTACGGTGGTATCGAGCGGATTTAGCACGACTAGCGCGACGCTTCCGGCTGTGCCGAATCTTTCTCAGGCCGTTTATCCGGGCTCCACGACATTTGGGCAAAGCTCGATGCCTCCTATGCAAGTCCAGAACGTGTCGAGCAACACGACCGTTTATCTCGTTGGCAATGCTGGCTTTTCAAGCGGCACAGCTACGATGTCCTGCTTCATCAACGCTCGTCGAGTGCATTAAAAACGGGGATTTTATGGATTACGACATGGCCATCGCCGAACTGAAAACGCGCCGAGATGCGGCCTCGATCGCGATCGTGAAACTTGACGAGAAAGTGGCGCAGCACGACGACATCATCGGCGTGCTCGTGGACTCTCTGGCAACCAA